GTAAAAACATCAATATTCCCTAAATTGACGCCACGTTCATTAATTACTGCTTCAATATCTCTATTTTTATATATCATTTTGACACCTCTTTCATAAAATTAGGACTACATACTGTCAGCACATAGTCCTGTAAATTAAGATTTATATCTATCTCGTATGAAATATTCGCCTTTCATACCGATTTGTGAATATAAGTTGTAAATCGTGTTAGCTTGATGCTTGCACCAGTTAATATCTGTTGCATATTGATGAGTTCCCGGTGATTGTGGATTCCAACGCATACGATAAAGTGTTTGTTGGCCATTGTCGATATAACCTCGTCTAACAAACTTAGCACCACCAATAATAGCTTTGGCTGGTGTAGTCCAACCGTAACTTTTCGCTAATGTCATAGCATAGTTAGGATTAGAGTCATAGGCACCTATACCAAAGTAGTTATAAGCTCCATATCGACCACTTGCAAAGTTTGAAGTACCATATCCACTTTCTAAGAAAGCATGAGCGATTAAATAAATTTCATTGATATTGTATTTTTTACAACCGTCTGCAAAGGCTTGTCCTTGACCAGATAGTGTTCCTTTACCTTTTAAGATTTGATTTAACTTACTAACTGGAATACCTTGATATTTACCTAAATTAAGCATTTGATAACGCATTTTACTGTTATTCCATATCGTTGCATTATTCATAGCTGCCGATGTAGCGCTTCGACTAGCGTTGTACCAACCACTACCATAATTGACTTGTGGCGCTCTAGCCATTTGAATATTCAGCGCATTATTGTAGGTGTATTTACTATAAACGACTGTAACAGTAGGTTGTTTTTTCTTGACTGTGGTTGTAGTTTTAGTAGTTGATGTTGTTGGCTTAGATGTTGACGTATTTGTACTTGTGGATGATTTGTTATCACTACTTGAAGTGGTTTCATCATCTTTTGGCACTTCGACTTTAATCTTACGTTTAGTTATTTTATCTGAAGGAATATCATTGAGTAATTTTTCTCTGTTTTGATACAGATTGATTAACGCTTCTATTGTTTTATCTTCAACTTTTTTACTTGGCTTACCTTTTGTTACTGTATTCCAAGCGCCATGTTCTAAAACAGTACGCCAATATTCACTTTCAATCATGAAAGATGATTGTTTCATTGGAATGCTATGAAACTTCATACGATCAATTAAATAATTCATTGCATGTATTTCATTTAAAATAAAATCATTTTGACTATCTGAGTAGTCGCCACAAACTTCAATAACCAGACAATCTGGTGCGCTTGGTACCTCAATTTGTTCATATCTTGGTTGCCAAATGTAATTTCTATCAATATAGTAATGAGGTAATTCTGCGTCTCGAATGTATTTTCTTCTCGTTGTATATAAATCAAGTACACTACACATTGTTCCAGCATTACGTATTAACACTTTTTTAGGCGACCTACCTCTATCTCTACCTTGTGCTATTCTGTGTGGAATAAACGTAGGATAGTTTGTTTCAATATCATCAACAGTAAATTTAATTTCTTTTACATCTTTAAGTACTGTTTTTGTTTCAGTAGGCGTAGTTGTCGGAGTGCTTGGTTTAGTAGTAGTGCTAGTATCTTTAGGTGGTGTACTAGGTTTTGGTTTTGGCTTTGGTTTAGGTTTAGGTTCTGACTTATATGGTGGTCTAACGAAATAAAGATTTCCACCTCTACCGCTATAATCATGATTTACATATGCAGCGACTGAACCTCTATATTGATTCGCTCCGTACCAGTTCTGATCAACACAACGGAAACGATTAGTATCACTAGGACCAACTACAATTGCAGTATGTCCAGCCCAACCATAAGTCCAAACAGCTACGTCACCGGGTTTTGGAACAAATGAAGGAGTATTTGCATATATTTTCCACGAAGTATCTGGGTAGTTACTGCGTCTAGCCATAGCATTCGCATTACCCCATGTTCTAAATCCCCAATATCTTTCAAAGATGTAGTTAGGTAAGTCCCACAATTTTGTTACGATAACATTCGCTACTTGTTACCTTCTTCATATTTCTATGAATGTTCAGACTATATCATCAACCTATAAGGCTGCTCCCCGTTTCCACTCGCTTAAGTGTACGTCTTTCGACTAGTCGTTGCACGTTCCTATTGCTAGGCTTCGCTCATGATTGCCTACAACTTAACTTGTTTAGGTTTTCCATGAATTAGAGGAGTTTGCTATAACGATTGCTCGTTAAAGGTGCTAGAATTAACACTGATAACCATATCTTCCATCTATATCGACACCACGACGATTATTAGCCATCCATTTAGCCCAAGCTACAACTTGTGAAGCTGTTGGTTTACCACTTGAAGGTAAAATTGCCATTTATCCACCTTCTTTTTTGCATAATAAAAAGCCGACACGAGTGTGCCGACTTATTTTTTAACTTTGATATTAATTTCCGATGTTTCATTATCTTCAAGTTCTTTATTATATTTAGTTGTCATTTCTTCTTTTATTTCAGTGGTAATTGATGGTGGTTGATTTCCTTCATTTTTCATAACTTCTAATCGTTCAGCTAACTGCTTAGGTACTAACACGCCCATAGCTGCACAATTTTCAACTACAGATAAAGCTTCATTTGCAATGTAAAACAAAATCGTAATCATAATTAAACCACCACTTAAAGACAATATCAGGTCAATTACATTTGAAACGATGATTATGACGAAAATAAGTATTTTTCTTCCGTATCCAAACAATCCTTTTCTCGACCATAACCTTCTATCTTTAATTGCTTTAGCAATTCCGGTTAATATGTCTAATACCATCAATAGTATCAATACATAGAGCAACTTTAAATCACCAGCATAAAAGAAGGTTTTAAATTCTTCTGACTGAATAATTTTGACTTTGATATCTTCCAATTATTTAGCACCTTCTTTCATTTACGTTGACTCTGTACTATCATTCGTCGAAGTATCTATACTGTTTGTGTCGCTTGTAGTCTCTGTATCACTTTCACTAGATGTATTGCTTACTTCGCTTTCCTCAGTAGGAGTACCTGTGTTGTCTTCAACGGTTGTTGTATCTGTCTCATCTTCATTAATAGAAGTATCTGCGTTGTTTTCTTCAACAGAAGTGTTTGTATCACTTTCATCAATAGATGTATCTACATCTTCATAACTTTCCTCAAAATAGCTATCATTAGTACCAATCTCTACTTCGCTACCGATATTGAGCCAATCAGTCCAGTTATTACCTAGTTGATCTAACTTTGAACGAAGGTAAATAGCGTTTGTTTCGTTAGGTGAGTAAATAACCTTTGTGTAATTACCATAAGCTAAGATTTGCAACATACCTTCTGTGTCATTACCATCTGGCGTATGAAGTGGACCAACCGCATAAAAATATCCAGAAGTATCAACAAAGTCCATTGTCGATAAGTCTGGATTATTAATTTCATATACCTCACCATTATCATTAAATAATGGTTTATTTTGATTTAATTCGCTAATTCTATCCGATAATGCTTGATTGATTAATTCATTAAAATTATCAGGTAAATTAGAAGGAGCAATTTCACCTTTATCCGCTTTATTGTTTAAAGCATTGTTAAAATCAACCGTAGTTACATAGTTGGAAAGCGTTGTATCTAAATCTGGTTTAGTAACAGCGCCTGAAGTTTCATCAATTAAACTTTGACGAATATCACTTGCTTCTTTTCTCATATTTTCAATTTGGATGCTAACATCTTTTTGAGTAGAGTCTGCAAGACGTTCCATACTTTTTTGCATGTTGCTGTACATTGATTCTAACTCTTGTTTTTGTTCACTAATAAAAGAATCAAAATTAACTTTAACATCTTCAACATTATCTAACCCTATCGTTAGTTCAGTTATACGTCGTTTAGATTCATCAATAAGTTGGTCTATTTGGCGAATGTATCGAAGTTTAATATCAGCACCTATTTTATTAATAAGTGCATCTTTAACATAAAAGTTAAATTCATTCAGAATAACTGTGTCCGGTCTACCTATTGCTTTCAAACGAACTTGTCCTTTAACCCATGTATCAGTAGCAGCAGTTAAGAAATCTTTATCTATTGTGAATCTAATAATTCCGTTTAAAGGGTCGATATACTCAGTATTAGTTAATGAAGTGTTAGAACCATTTTCAGACTCTATATACAAATCAATATCACTATTACCACTACTGATTTGAAGTGGAAATCTACCTTTTTTAACTTGGAAAGTAAGGATAGCTGTATTGATATCTAAATTGTAAAACACAATCTGTTCATCGCTTAATGGCTTTAAATAAGGCTCGTCAGAAGCGATTAGTTTAGCATTTTTATAAATACCGTCTTTATCCATTAAACTCATATGTTACCCTCCTTATTTTTTAGTGATGATTTCATTCCTAATGTCATAAGCTGACTCGTAATTAGGATAGATTTGCTTGAATGTTTTTTCTTTTTGGTTTCCGTATCCAGTTGATGTGAAGGCTTGAAAAGCATTATGTGAGCCGGTTGGAATAAATTTAATGTTTTGAATAAGTTGTTTAATATGGCAAACACCTTCCGAACGTCTAACTTCAACAGGACACATGACTTCTGCTGTTCTATGAACGTCACTCGGTGTAATACTAGACATTTGAACAGGAGCAATCGCATTAATAGGTATTGTGTGAATACCTTTCGGAAGTTTATGTTCCGTTTTAAACAATTGACGTTCATCAGATTTTCCATTACCACTCCATGGATTATAGTTTTGTACTACCATTGGACTTACACCAAATGTTGTATCTCTATCAACTTCCACTGTAATAGAACCATTCATTTCAACAATGCCATTTGCTGTAATATTAAAACGTTGCTGTGTCATTAACATTCGTTGATATTTATTAGTGGCTTTTAAACTAAATGTTTGAATACCTTTATTGTTATATCTGTCACTATATACAAACGTTTTGGCAAAGGCTTCATTCGACGTTCTACCTTGACCGCTGTTATTTGTTTGCATCAATCTAATAATAATATTGCCCAAGAAATTAACTGAACGCCACATTTCTTCTGCTCCACGAGGTTTACCAGCACGACCTTCATAAACTTCTGGTAAGTAAGACGTAATACCTTTTTTAATACCTACCCAGTTAGAGAAAGATGATAATGTACTTGAACCCCATGTAACTAAATCACCATGGTTACTGACATCTTGCATAAATTGCGTCATGATATTATTATCTTGGTTTGAAAAACGTGGATAGAATAAGCAATAGTCAGATACTTGAGAAATGATATTGTGACAATCAACATGAGCAGTAATATGATCTAATTTTTGTACTAGATAATACATATTTTTACTTTCTCTTTCACTAAATGGTACTTTCCCTTTATAGTTTTTACCAGTTGGATCAGTACCCTTACCAGCTCTCCAGTTATAATCAAAATTACGATTTATATCGACATTATTAACATTTTCACGTTCATCATTTGCGAAGCCCCAAGGGTTAACAATAGGAACGCATACAATTCGTACGTTTTTACGAATATATGCTAAATGTGGATCAGTATGCCATTTATTTACAACTAGGTCTAAGAAACGACTGTTAGCATAAAATGCGCTGTATTCATTACCATGAATGCAACTTGTTAATAGAAGTGTTTTGCTATAATGTTGTGGTTCGAATGTGTAGTAATAAACGTCGTATTCTCCCGATTGATCTTTAGCTATATACGTTTTACGACAATATTCGTTATCTACAAATTTATCGTAAAAGACTTTCAAATTTTCTGTCGGTTCGTTGTGTAACGGTGTTTCGTTTTCGCCACGCATAGCACCTTTAATATATGGTGGAGTCCATAAGTATGAACTATCAGCTGCAATGTTCAACTCTTTATCTAAATCATTTCTTAAAGAATTGAAATCACGCCCTAATCTAGCACCTAAAGTTTTTGATACTGTACCGTCCATACTCGCTCTAGCATCAATGATTTCTTGTTGATCATTAGCTAAAGTAGGAACTAAAAATGCTCTCATTCTAGCATCTAGCCAGTTAATAGAGTCTTTTACACTTCTAGTCGAACCGTCAGCAAACGTATGTTTAATTTGATGTGATTGGTGCGCTTCATTATCAACGAAATTATGTCGATGTAATTGATCTTCCACATAAGTTACCATGTCACGAAATGCTATAAAGTTAAGTTCTAACTGTCTTACGTGTCTAGCGCTAAAAAGCGTATCAATTTCGGTATATATCGTTTTACGCATTATCGCCGACCTCCTTAATTTTTAGATTTCCATTTTCATCAATGGTTAGCTCTTTATTACTCAAATCTATAACAGTTCCATCTACTTTCTTAGCAGTCAGTTTTGCTGATGTGTCAATGGAATCTAGCTTTTTCTTATCTTCTGGCGACATTAATCCAGCTTTATCGACGGAAGCATTGCCTTCATTTCGCATTTCAATTGTTGTAGCTAAGACACTTGATGTTTTGGCACTTGTTGAACGGTAATCTCTAACAAATGCGCCACCACCTAAGCCACCAATAGCATTAGCTGCGACATTGATACGATTCATATATCTGTCATAACGTCTGTATTCACCTAATACTACCTCTTGTTTAACTATTTCATTATTTATATCTCGCTTTGTCTTAACTTCAACAATGCGCACTATCTCATTTAGTCCTAATACAGAATTACGTATTTTAACTAAATCACCAACTCTAGGATTAGCGTTTGGGTAGTATTTTTTTAAGACGATAAAGTCTAAGCTAATAGAACGCTTAATTGATTCATCTATGCGTTTCTGTAATCTTGCTTTCATTAACTCCTCGTCTTTAATACGACCATCTTTGATAGGCTCTGCTTCGTATTTGCCGATGTCTTTCATATCCGGATGTTCGAACTTCATAATCAGTCCAGCACCAGTAATACCCTGTTCATCTGTATAATCGCCATAACCGACACAGTATGTTGCCATGTCTCCTGTATCTTCTTCAACTTTTATATTGTTTGCATTAATTTCATCATCTATGATGTAATCAACTTCTTTTTGGTTATAAGGAGTGAATACAAATGTGTATTTTTTAGTTTTCTTATCAAAATCAATATAGAACTCTAAATCCCAATGCGACATTGCTTTTTTAATTAATTCTTCAACAGTTTCACCTTCTCCAGCATTTTCAAAATCTGATGAAGGTAACTTACTTTCAGTCAGTTTATACTCTAAATCAGTAGGACCAAAGGCTATATCTAAGAATTTCTTAGCAGTAAAACTCCCATTAATAGGTGCATAAATTCTACGTCGTTTAATAGTATCTATTGGCTTATAACGACAAGAGACCGTCACACGTTGTTTAGTACCATGCGCTTGACGGTCAATTAAAAAAGCTAAGTATTCTTTTTCGTCGTCCGGTCCTTCAACTCTTGAAACCCTCCAACGTTTATCTATTGCTCTTACAACTTCATAATTGTAAGCATCTTCTAGTAATTCAAACTGTAATATTGCTTCTGAACTGTTTTTATCCGTCCAATTGGTAGTGGTATTGACAAACTTGCCACGACCACGCTTTGGACTTATTAATATTGGCAATTTGCAACACCTACTTATAATAAAATTTCATATCGAATTTAACCGACTTAACTTGTTGATTAAATTCAAACTCATTCCATCCATGACGGAATTTCGGCTGTGAGCCAGATACTTCATAACTTAATGGCGTACCATTTTTGAATGTTTGCACACCATCATACTCAATTTTGTCACCTTTTTTCATTTTGATATTACGAATTGTCATGACATCAGAATGTGTCATAGTAAACACAAAGTTTTCTGTATCTTCCCCTAAGATGATTGTTACTTTCTTATACATATTGAATTGGTCGTTATCTGCTGTACCATGATAATAAACAACGTTATTCCATATATTTGTGAATGAGTAAATACGAGAACTGTCTTGTTCATCGAAGGGAATAAGCATATCATTCGACCATAACTCTTTATCTGGTCGTTTTTCTAAATCAAGAGACGTGCCAATACTTTCAGCGAATGGAATTTCAGTTGTTTCAAATACTAAATCGAAACTAATCTTCTTACCATTTTCTTCGGGTACGATTACATCAGCATTTTTAACTTTATAACGTTTACCATTTACATAATAGTTGTCGTTAAATTCTTCATGATCTAGTACGAGGTTGTTATACTCGCTTATTTCTTGATAATCATCTTCTAATGGCTCAATAAAACGATAATTTAAAGGGACTGTTCTTCTTAACTCTCTAATCCATACTTCTTCAGTAGAATTAGTTAAGTTGTAGAACTCGTCCCTTAATCTTGCGTTATCATTTAATTTTGTAGAATTTACATGACACTTAACGTTTATTTTACGTTTACGATATTGACTGTTTAAAAGAATACGGCCACTTGTATTTTCTTTTGTTTCGTAGTTATCTTCAATTTCCATACTTTCGATAACCATATCATCGACGACAAAACCGAAGTCGCCCAATGTGTACTTTTCTCCATTTTGTTTTTTGATTTCTAAATCCATTGAACGACCTCCTTAGAATGTGAATATTGCATCACGATTTGCGTTTTGTTCATTGACAATAGCAGCTAACGCTTCATTATTAACGTCCATTTCAATGCGTACAACACGTTGCGATGGATTTGTTTTGATATTGTGTGTATGTTGCACTTGAGCGTTCATATTAGCGCTAACTTTCTTCATGTTAGAAGTTATATCTGGAATTGCTAAATTGCTGTTAAATGCGTCTGTAATTGATTGAGCCATACTACCCATACCAGATGCAACGCTACGCCCTTCTTTATCAATACCAATTCCGAAACCTTGCATTGTATATCCACCAATTTCTTTAAACACTCGTGATGGTGAATGAATTCCTAATGCGCTTTTGGCTGCGTTGACTGCACTCTTGGCTACATTTCGTGCAGCATCAACTACCCATTTCATTCCATCCATAATACCTCGTACTAAACCACGCATTAAATCCATTCCAGCACTAGCAAATTGACCGACAAAACCAACAATTGTGCTATAAGCACGTTGCATTCCGGATTGGACTTGGGAAACAGCATTAACAAAACCACTAATCACGCTAGAAACGAAATTAGACATTGCACTAACAATTCCTGATACCCATTGCGCTCCACCAGAAATCACTCTACTTAGCGCTTGAGCCATATATTGTGCAACACTTGATACCACTCTGACAAAACCACTAATAACAGATGAAACAAAACTAGCAAGCGTGCTGGCAATGGAAGATACCCATTGGCTACCATTAGAAATGATATATCCAAGCGCTTGAGCCATTTTTGAAGCTATTGTTTGTGCTACTTGGCCAAACCACTGAGCAACACTTGAGAAAATTTGACTTAAAAATTGGTAAGTAGATGAAAAAATCTGAGACCAGCTTGAAATACTTGTGCCGAGTATCGAATTTAGACTTGCGAATATAAATTCTGAAATTTGAGTGAAAATCGACTGAACCGCAGTCCAAATAGTGTTAAGTACATTCCAGAAAGTAGTTTGTAAAGTCTGTAACGCACCAGTGAAATCACCAGTAATTAACTGGATAAAAGCAGTGAATAAGCCAACTATTAACTGAATTACAGATGATACGATTGCGCCAATTGCAGTGAAAATTACAGATACAGCAAGCCACAAGCCTTTAAATGCTTCTACTAGGAAATTAATCGCTTGTACAACTACAACGCCTAGAATTTGATTAACCATATCTCCAAATTGTTGAAAAATCGGCATTAACGGTTGAATGGTTTGCATGATGTTGTCATATAACTGCGTAAACCAGTCTATTACTGACTGAATTGCGCCACCTATCGTGCTAGAAATTACGTCCCACGCATTTGTGAGTGCATTTCTGACGCTTTCATTCGTGTTCCATAACCAGACAAGCACGCCAATTAAAGCGCCAACCATCGCAATTACTATGCCTACTGGACCAGATAATGCTGCAAGTACGCCACCTAAAAAATCAATAGCACCTGTCGCAATACCAATTACTCCGCTTAGTCCACCAATACTACTTACAAATGTCCCAATAAAGTCAATTGCGCCTAAAATTGGTGGTCCTAACGTCATAAAGATACCAGCTAATGTTGCAATTAAACCTAGCATTATGCCGATCGCAGGATGAGCAGCAGTTAATGATTCAATGAAATCAGTCATAGCAATTGCTACATCTAATACTGCAGCTGCAAATGGTGCCATAGCAGTAGCAACGTTGATAATGATGTTAATAATATTACCTAATAATTGAATAAGTTTAGGACCATTCTCTTGAACGTATTCAATAAATTTCTTGAAACCATCACTCTCTGCAATGGTTGCGCTCCATTGTTCGAATTGGTTAGCCATATCTGCTAAACCTTGTAATACAAGATGAGTATTAGGCGCAAATGCTTTCATTAAGTTGAATATACCTCTAAATGTTGAACCGAATATCTGACCTATCAACGGCAAGTTCTGTTTGGTATATTCAATGAATGATTTAATTGCATTTTGTCCCTCAACTGACTGCGCCCATTCGTTAAATGATTGCCCCATTTTCTTAAAGCCTTGTGATACCCACTCAGCTAATGGTGCAATTTGTGTAAGTACACTAATTAAACCACTACCAAATGAGCCGGCAGCATCTAACATATTGTTAAATATTCTTACACCAGTCGTTCCCATCATCTCAAAGAACTTTTGTGCTACTTGTGAGTTTTTAGCCCAGTCAAGCATTTTAGCGCTTGCTTGTTCCATTCCTTTAGATACACCATTGATAAATGGTGTAAGTCCAGCTAACGCAACTTTAGCAGTATCAATACTATTTGCTAATGTGTTGAATATTTGAGCCTGATTCTGTTTAATTAGTCCAGCCCATGCATTTTTCAAACTATCTAATGAATCTTCATAACGCTCAGTTTCTTTAGTTGCCTCTAATGTTCCATCAGCTAACATAGTTAAAGCGCTAATTCCCATAGCACCAAAACTAACAACACCAGCAGTAGCAACGCCAAAGGCACCAGCTAAACCTAATGCCCCGCCAGAAACCACACCTATTGCATTTAACACTGCCATAAGTGCTGGAACTAAACTAGCGATTGCCGGAACAAGTAATGAGATGTTAGATAATAAAGCACCTTTTATCATATTACCTAGAACAGTACCAATTGTTCTAATTTTAGTCGCTAATTTATCCCATGTTTTAGTTGACTCGTCAATCGCTGCTCCTAATGATCTAAAGAAACCTAATGAGTTTCCTCCGTCAATTTCAAGCCGAGTACGATGTCGGTTAGGAATAGAACGTAGCATAGCTTTGAACGCTTTTATATGTGCAATTGCTCCTGCACTATCAACTTCAAGATTAGCTTTAGCTTTTTGATGAGCGAAGTCATTAAGTTGTTTCTTAGCCATCTTGATATGTTCTCTTGCTCTAGTTGCATCTGCATCTAAAACAGCTGAATACTTGTTACCATCAATTCGATCTAAATTAGTTTGTAATTCAGAAATATGCGTAATCGCTTTTCTAATATTTACGTCTGCATCTGCTTCCGCATCAGAATTATCGTACATATCTAAATACTTCTGTACCTTCTTGATGTTTGCAGTAGCTTTAGATACATCAGCGTCTAACTCTGCATCACCACGATAAGCATCGAACTTTTCAACTAATGACTTAGCCTGTGCAACTTTTTCTCTAACATCAGAAATATCTGCGTCAAGTTCTGCATCTGCATGAGTATTATCAAAGCCTTTTACTGCATCTCTTGCAGCTTTAACTGCTTTCATTACACCAGAAGAATCGCCATCTAATTTAGTATCTTTGATTGATTCTTGTGTTTTCTTGAAGTTTTGAGCCACTTTCTTAGCTGATTGAATAGCACTTTTAAACTTACGTGTATTCGCCTCAATCTGCGCTTTAATACTATAATTAGCTTCTGCCACGTTATCACTCCTTTCTTAAAGAATTGTTATGACTTGCAATTAATTTGAGTAAGTCGGAAGGTGCGTTAACTTCTTTTTTAGATTCTGAGCCATATTTAATGGCTTCACCTTTATTTAAGCGCTTGATATTTTCTTCATAGTCTATGATGTCATTCGCGCTTTTGAATACGTACTCAACTTCGCCTTTTTTACCACCACGTTTTTTACGCTCAGCTTGTGCGTCACGTATAGCAAAGGCGAGTTTGTACATTTCCATATCTTTATCAAGTTGTTCGTATTCATAAGCCCACATACGATAGTTAAATTCAGTTAAAGTCATCATTTCTATGCGTTTTAAGTCATATATCTTGAGTTTACTCATACATAGCACGATAATCTTTTCGTATGTTAAAGGCTCGTTTTCTATTTCTTCTTGTTGTCTTTCTTCGCTGGTTTGAATCTGTCTGGCACTAGGCTTTGGGTTGAAGGTCTCTTTCCCAGTGTCTCCACTAATTCTTCGGCAAATTCTACTAAACCTTGATTTTCAGCAATATCATCTAGAACATCTAAAATATCGTTTTCAGTGGGATGTTTTTTATGATGTGATGTCATAGCTATAATGTATTCACCTAAAGTAATTGGATTTCCTTGTAACACAAAAGGAATTGTAGACTGTAAGCCCATTCCAAATTTCATTTGTTCTGATTCAACACCTAATTTTCTATCAATAGCATTTAATGCTTTAAATCCGAATGATAATTCTAATTTTCTACCGTTGTAAGTAATTTCCATAATTTAAATACCTCACTTATTTTTTATTTGCGCAAATAAAAAAGAGGGGATATTGCCCCTCATGTTTATACAGTTTCAACTTCTGTTGGTTGCGGAATACTGTCAGCTAAACCGTCGTCTGCTGGATCAGATGCAACAGTATCGTGGAAGCCATAAGCAGCTTTGTTTTCTTCGATTGCTTGCGGTAATGTAGCAAATCCACGTTGTTTTTTAAGATAAACGCCAAATTCTGTTTCAAATTCAGCAATACCGTCTGCTTCATTAGTACGAGTGATACTATTCCAGTAACCTTGTCTATATTCAGCTTTATATTTACCTTCGCTATTTTGAACACGCTTATTGATTACCCATAACTCGTATGGTGTATCGTCTTCTGTTGCGTCTTCGATTTCATCGCATAAAGTGTCTTTTTGGTCCATGTAGCAATTAATTGTTACAGTAGACTCTAATGTACCTCCAGAGTTAACTGAGCCATCAAATGTAGCTTCTGTATCTCTGTCTTTTTCAGTTTCACGTTCTAATTCAGTGACTAGCATCACTTTGTTAGCATCTTTTCTATCGCCTAATTTACGAATTAAAACTAATTCATCAGTACCCTGTTTTGTTGGCATAGGTTGAATACCTCCTAAATTTTTGTATTAAAAAACGCAAGCCAACTTAATGACTTGCGTACTCTACACTTATAGTTGTGTGTGACAACGTTTGATTGGTTTCTTGTTCCGTACTCTCATTCACACTAATTTGTGGGAGTGTCAATGTATATCCGTCTAGTTGTATCTCATCTAGTAGAATAGATTGTACTTGAATGTATAACTCATCATTCTTACCTTTATCATCTTCTGTACACCAAATATGGATAATTGCAGTAGGACTGCCACTATAACTGTCAAAAGTTAAACGACTAATATCATCTCTAATAGATTGAATGGCGATAAACGGATAAGGTAATTCTTGATTGAGTTCGCTTGTGCGAATGATAGGTACGCCAAGTTTTTCAAACTTTGTATAAAGATAATCGAACAATTGCAAATTGACTGATTGTTTCATCGCATACCTCCTAATCTTCTATTAATCTTTCGAGGTCTGCTCTCACTTGTTTGGTGTATTTTTCATACACTGGAAACATAAACGTTCTAGGTCGCATCTTACGAGTACCGTATTCAAGAAAGCCACTGTACCCAGCTTTTGAAGTAATTACATAATTCAAATGTCCGACCTTTGTATCTTCAACCATTCTTGCTAAGTTACCAGTCCAATAACCAGCGTTCATTTTCTCTTTAGCTTCTAAAATTGTATCGCTAGCAAAATCAATCGCATTATTATGCAATACTTCATCTACATCATCATCAATTTTGTCATGCATATTTTGAAATTCTCTAATTAAGTCGTCTAAATCTCCACCACCTACACGCATTACTTAACCTCCTCGATATAAAACACTGTATCGTGTTCATAATCAATTCTTTTGGTTATTTGATACTTAGTATCGTTAATATAAGCATGTGTCACAGTAGGCTCAAAGCGACCGTTTAAACGTATGACATTGATGTCTTTGTTGATGTCTCCGTATTGCACCACTGTTTTTTGTGGACTTAGCGGACTGATATTACATGGTATTGCATCGTAGCGCTTTTCGTATGTTTCAGTTCTGCTTGTTTTAGGGTTGTACTGTCCTTTCGTTTCTTTAGCAAACACGACTCTCTTGTTATATCTCAATAGAAAGTACCTGTCCCACGTTTACCTGTTGTTCGTGGCGTATATTGATCTATTACGTCCATATATTCGTCAAAGTCGTTTGCTTGAAACGTATTGGAACGCCCGTCTACGCTTTCTTGTGTCATACCTTCTGCGCCAACACGATTAAAGCGCTTGACTGCTACTTCTTCGACGATGTATTCCAATCTATCTGGAACTTCTTCGATACCGATAGGAAGTAAGCTAATCAAACGCTTTTCAGTGTTATCTATAATTCGTATAAGCAGTTTATCTTGTAAGTCATCTTTAATTGAGAGTAATAGCTTAACATTCTCTAATGTAGCCATACTATCCCTCCAATGTGTCTAAGATGTCTGCTTTTGTATCACTTTCAGATACTTCAATACCATGTTTATGTGCAATTTCAATTAATTCTGCTTTTGTGTTCTTACTATCAATAACCAATTTAATATATTGCTTATTGTATCTGTTATCAGCATGTAGTAATTGAGTAATACGTTCGTCTGTAATGTCAGTAGGATAAATATCGCCAACTTCATATGGCTTGTTATCTTCTGCGTCTACAAATGGTCGTACTACTTCGTATGAATAAGCCATGTGTCAGACCTCCTTAGATTAATTAGACAGTTTCTGGTGTAACTGTTTCAGGATTAGTAGGAATACCTTCAAATTTTGCAAACGCATTATCATCTGCAATGTGAACAGCTACATGCATTGTTGCACGTAATGCTAACATATCACGTTCGAATAAGTTAATAGGCTCACCGTTACCGTCTTTAATAGTTGATAATTGAGAACTATCATCGATTTTGTATTCAATACGTTGTGGAATACCATAGAATAATTGATTAAAATCACCTGTATAAATGACATTTTCTTTATAATCTGGTGATTTTAAGTTCACAACAGGTAAACTATCTAAAGTATCAATAGCATTTCTACCTTTTCCTTTTTCGAACAATCTTTCATTAGAAACTGAATCAACAATGCTAGATAACGCTCTTCTATTTGTTCGTTTAGAAATAAATGCGTTTGGATCGTAATCATTGTTTTCGACTAATGCCTCTAAATCTAATAAATTATCTTCATTGTATTCACCGTTAATCACATTACCAGCAGTTTGAACTGATTGTTCAATAGATTTGTTGAATGGATTATCTCCAACATTTAAAATTCCAGCTTCGTCAAACTTACGAGCAAATGCTTCTGCAATCATAGGTTTCATGGCTTCAAAGAAATCTGAGTAAGTGTAATTCAAGAATTCTTTTGTAACTGGTAAAATAACACCTAATTTATATGCTCTCATTTTAGCTTCAAGCCAAGTAGCCTTAGATGTTTCGATTTTATGACCTTCACCAACCCAGTAAGCGCCCGGTTTATCTGCCCAAAAAACAAAATCTTTTTCTGTTCCGTCCATTTCTTGATATTTACCTAATTGCATGATTTTAGAAGTTTCCATAACTTCACGTAAAACTGGTTTAGTAAAGTTGTTTAATAACTCCCCTTCTTTGTGTTCATGCATCATTACGTTATCTGGATTAAAAGTTGCTGGTGTTACATCGTTATTAGCAAAATGTTGTAAATTTAACTTTAATTTGTTAGTTTCATTCATTATCTAATTCCTCCGTTTATTGAATAATTCTTACTTCATCGGCGATACTGCCTAAGCCTTTTTCTTTTCTACTTTGGTTTCGTGAAAAACTACTACTTTGATTGTTCGGTGTAGATTGACGAGTAACTTCTTTAATTCCTTCTTTTACAGCTGCGTCAAAATCTGATTTGATTTCATTAATAGTTGATTTAATCTCTTCATTATCTTCAATTTTGATAAGTGCTTTAGCAAAAGAAGTGGGTAACTTCTGTTCTTTTAAATCAGCAATAACATCAGATTCTAACTCTCTAAGTGTTTGTGCTTTTTCACGTTCAGCAATTGCTTTTTCACGTTCTGATAATTCTTTTTCTTCTCTTTCTTTTTGAGTTAAATTGGCATAGCTTTCGCCTTCAGAACGTGCATTTTCAACAGCTTCTTTTAACCGTTGTTCGAATTTTTTCTCTTGATTTGCTAATGCTTTATTTACAGCTTTGTGTTTTTGACTATCTAACTCACTTTGAGTTAATTCAAAAACTTTTTTGTCATCATCACCTGGGTTATCTCCGCTTTGTTTATCTTTTCCTTCAGGATCATTTGGATTATCATCAGAAAAATGCTGTAAATTTAGCTTTAATCGTTTAATTTCATTCATTTATATCGTCCTTTCAAACAGTCTTAACACGAATGATTTTACGCATAAAAAAAGCACCCATTATAGTGCAATTAAGCCCAATAAAGTGTGCTGATGTTTATGTTTATTACATTGTATTAATCCAGTTGATTATATTATTAGCAGTTTAATGACTTGCTTAGGTCATAGTTTAAATAAAGTTCTTTGGTTCAAATGATTTCTTCTTATCTTGCTTAGGTTTCGCTTGTGCTTGGTTACTAGGATTTGTATCGTTCAGACGCTTTAATTCAGTGTGTACACCTTCCAATGCGCTTGCGATACGTTTGAGTGTTTCTAACATTTAATCACTCCTAGAGCGTAAATAGATGACTATCTTTAGCGTTTTCTCTATTAACAGTTTCCGCCAAAGTTTTAGAATCTATCTCATTTTTTATTTCTATAGTTTTATTTGATTTTTCTAATTCTTCACGAATCCATCTCAACTCATTAGCAATTTCTTTTAAATATTGTTCTTGTTCAGTCATATCATCACTCCGTATATTTACTTAGATTGTACTTACCTTTACGTGCTGCAAAGAATTTATCACGCCAATTACCAATATATGGCACAACTGCGCTACGACAAAACGGGTGCATAGGTGGAGCATTTACTCCCGGAACCATATCTTTTACTTTGAATGTTTCGTTATTCAAACCTCTGCATGTTTTCGTAGTCTTACTATCTATTTTTGCTACAAATTGATATTCAGCTTCTGCACCGTGTTCTTCTAACATATGACGTTTAGACGCTAACGTTTGAACTCTTGCAGTTTCTGTAAGTAATAGGCGTTTCATGTTGTAAGTTGTTGCTCCTGTATCTTTGCGTAAGTCTTTTACAAACTCATAAGGGTGTCTGCCACGTAATAATACATGACGTGTGGTCTTTTGAACGTGTCGTCTTACCACATTCATATCTGACCAAAGTCTTGTACTCCACTTATGCCCTTCAAATGGTGTGAATATGATTGTTTTAACGTCATTGATAGATACTTGAAGCGTTTCTCCTAAGATACCTGCTTGTTGCTCTAATGCACGATAATAAGCGCTCTCCATGTAGTTATACATAGATTGTTCTATTTGTGCATAAGCATAAGTCACGATTAGTCCTAATTGTGCTTGAAGTAACTTTTCACGACTAACATACATCTTAGTATTGTAGGCTCTTAATTCTGCATTAGCTTTATCACTAAAGTCTTTATTCTCAACATACTGTTTCGCTTTCTGTTGGAACATTTGAACATCTACTGCATCAATCTTCTTCTTAGCCTCAATAAATGAAATACCTTCATTAATCGCATATCTTGCATAGAAACGATTGATTTCATCTTCGATATCTTCATTCATTTCATCGACAATACGTTGTATCTCTTGAGCAATCTCATAATCTGATTTACTTTCTTCATCAATGATTTCTTTCGCTCTATCTTCCCAGTAGGACATAGACTATCACTCCTTAATATCAGTTTGGTTGTCTATACCCTGTCTGTACATACGTTCATCTGACTTTTGAAGTTGGATATCTTCTTCATTTTCGATACGTTCCATTTCTTGTTGTGGGTTATCAATGAACGACACAATTGACATCAACGTTTGTTGACTGACTTGTCCACCAGCTTGTAAGTACATTTCCATTTCATCTCTTACTGACTTAGGAACATTACGTGTGAATGTAAATGTTAAATCTTGAATAGCATCTTTATCTAATTCACGATTGATACTCATAATTTGACCAATTAACTTGTAACGTCTACGTAAGCCTTTTCGGAATAAACCTTCTTTGATTGCAGTACGTTGTTCTAAACCAAACAGCTTATATTTCATAGCTTCACCTGACTGATTGCCACCAAAGTTTTCATCAGTCATATCTGGTGTATTAGTAAACATATGAATATTACGACTAATTCTATCTTTATAGGCTTCGACACCATTTACATCATATTCCTTATAGATATATCTAGCGTCAACATTACCCTCTGTCGCCTTTTCTTCATTATCTCTATATACTTCTGGAGATAAGTGAATAACATTTGCTTTTTTTTGCTCTTCAACTGACATACCTTGGAAATCGATATTACCTTTAATAAATAACATTGCATCATTTAAATCGCTCATGTAGTTAGCTGTATCTGATTGCGCATTATCATATAAGTCGATAAGTGGAATAACTTTCTCAAAGTCTCCACGACGCTTTTCATTATTGCTAAATTCTGTGATTGTTACCTTACCAAACGAATGTGGCTCTGGTGGTCTGCGTTCTTGTAGCGATAGGTTAGTAGACTTATTAGCATAAAAGAAATTGGTTGCGTTAGGTGTAATGATGTCTACATTGTAAATATCTGTGTCATCATATTCTCTTGTTGACGTTCGCCAATATCTCACTGCAATCAAACTGTTTTGTTCAATTGTATTATCGTAAATCACAAATGTATGACGTGGATCAGATTTGTATAATCTCACTTCATCATTTTGGTTACGTATAATATATTCATAAGCACGACCGAAGATAGACAAGTCTAATCCGATTGAACGGTTATGTGTGTCGATGTCGTTTAAGTTATGTAGCCCGTTAATCTTCTCTTGTGTATCTTCATCTTCTGTTTGTACTTGTATCGCATGACCAAAACAATAACCATTAATAAAGTCTGCGATGTATGATGCGAAGTCATGTGCTGCACGATTATCTGCTAAGTGTCTTTCTCTACGTCTACGATTACGCGTAATATTGTAGTTAAGTCCTTGATAGTAATCATCAAGCATTTGTAATCTAGGAACTTGCGCCTCTAAATGATGACTAATACATTTGCTAATGAAATCATAATCACCTAATATCTCGCTTAATGTACCGTCGTAACGATATGTTTCTACTGCGTCACGTCTGTATATCTTATCTCGATGTTGTCGGTACTCTGCATCTCTTTCAAATTCATTTACTTTTAACAAGCGTTATCCCTCCTTATAAGCCCATTGATTTGATTGTGCTAATATTTTTCCTAACATTTGTTTTTGTCTGTTTATGTGGTAAATGGAAACGTTCTAGGCTATATCTAAGTGCATCAAGTAAATGGTTATTAGCGTCAATTGGTTTATTGAGCCAATCCCCTTCTTTATCTTGTTCAAATGTGTAAGTATTCAGTTCTTCAATCGTATTTACACAAGTTGGATGCACATATATCTTAAAACCTTGTATAAACTGAACACCCTGCATGATTGAGCCTTGCCCTTTGATTGACGGTTTAATGTTAGGAATACCTTTACGCTTAATCTCTGCAATCAAACGTTTCTCAGCACTATCTGCAACAATAAGCGCATCTTTATATCCTTTATCTACATACATTTGATATATCTCATCAGTGAGCATACCTTTTTCATAGTGTTCGTCGTATATCCATAATTCTTTGTTTTTTATATCTACAACGGTACTAATTAATGTAGTTGGATCGTGAGTAAAACCAAAGTCACTACCATGTGCTTTTTCTTGTGTTCGTTTGAATACTTTCAACCAGTCGAACTCTTTCACTTCGAAATTATCAAATACAAGTCCTTCAGCAACTCCCCATTCACCATCACATACAATTCTTGCACGTCTAGGGTTTGTACGATACAAGTCCTCATAACGTGCAATATCAACATCATCAAGCCATTCATTCACTCGGAATGTCGTCGTATATGAAAACGTATTGTTTAATCGTGTATCTTCATCAAAGAATGTAGGTTTAAGCCAATGACGTTCACTCCATGGGTTGAATGTAACTGTAATTTGTTTAAAGAAATCATCATCTTGATAACTACCACGAATAGATTCAACAACGGTACTAAATTTATCAAATGTTTCAATCTGATAGGCTTCTTCAAACCATGCCCAACATAGTATCCCAGTATCAACTGTGATTGATGTAATCTTTAAAGGATCATCTAAACCACGAAACAAAATCTTTTGGCCAGTTTTCTTGTAAGTAATCTCTGGTAAACTTTCGTTAAACTTAAATAAGTGAGCTACACCTAATTGGTTTGTAGCCCACTTCAAATCTGTATATGTTGATTGTTTATTTGTATTACTAAATCGTCTTACAACGAGCAAATTCGCCCATTCATACTTCATTAAACGATAAATAAAGTTGATTGCAGTCGTCTTTGATTTCTTGCTACCACGACTACCCTTTACAACTCTATAAAAGTTTTTGTTGTGCCAGAATTTATTGTAGCCACCACCGATTGTTTTTGCAGGACTGATTTTTGGTCTTTCGGCCATGTCTAATCATCTTCCGGAACGTCATCAACAAATATTGGTGTGGTTACTTCGGCTTCAACTTTTTCTGTCCACATTCTGTATCGTTTACCTAAGAGTTCTGCAGCTTTAATCCTATCTTTAGCACCTACATCCATACTGTCAATTTCTTGGTAGCCCATACCCTGACCAACTAAAATTTGTTCAGTCGTTTCTCCACGCATGACTGAAGTTAAATACTGAAGTATTTCATCTTGTTCGGCAATACTTTCTTTTTTGAGTTCTTCCAAGCGCTTGTCAATATAGGATTTTATACTAGGTTTTTTCAAGTTTTCGCTTCCTACTGCATAAGCTGATTTTGTACTGTAACCTGCGTTAATTGCAGCTTTAGTAACTTCACCTAATCTTATATATTCATCCGCAAATTTCTGTTGTTTTACTGTTAATTTCATCTCATATATCACCAACTCTCACGTTATTCACTTTATTTATTTTTTTATACAATAAAAAACCTACCTGAGTGTTCTCTCAGATAGGTTCGTTCGTTTATATTTTAAGGGATGTATAAACGAGTATTTATTCACATTAACTTTTACAGAAAGGAGTACCATGAACAAAAGCATTAGGTGTAGGTTGTTTCCGCAACCCACACGTTAATTTTAATATTATTTTTATTATTTGTTCAAAGACTGTCACATCAGTCATTTACGTCATTTTTGTCATTGTAGTAAGTATATTTTTTCTGCTAATTCATCCTTACGTGTTAAAAAGTTATTTCTATTCAATCGTGAGTTAGGCATAACTTTAATAATCTCATCTCTACGTTTAGCTTTCTTTAAATGATCTAAGAATATGAAATCAACATGTCCTAACTTCTGCTGCGATTGATTAATAAATTCTACTTCTGCTAACATCTGAGCGTGTCGTTTGCTCATTCTCTCACGACGTATAACAGTATCTTCTACCTTACTGCCATTTTGCCCCTTTGGTTTAGGTAACGTCGCTTGTATGCCATACTGTGCAATCGAATTACTATCACAATCTGGTATTACAGTAATTAAGTATTTACATGTCATTTGGTAGTTATCAATCATGTTTAATATTGCTTCTTTTGAATACAATCGAGTTCCTCCTTAATCTTCATATTTACTCAATAAGATAATAAGCCAAATCACTTACGTTCCCCCTTACTCTTTATACATATCCATACTAGGTACACAATTGGTATTAATACTATCCACCAGCTCATTCTGCTACCTCCAAATTAGGTTTATGTTGTAACACACGCCCACCACATTTTTCTGCACGTTCTTTAGCTGCCTTCCATTCCTTATAACGTGTTGCCTTAAAGGCGTTTTCTGTACAAGTAAAAATTACAGGTGGAGGAAATGTACCATGTTTTTTCCAATATTCATAAGCATCTCGTTTACATTCCACTAAATAAGTACCTTTATTAACTTCTACTATATACTTACCGATTGTGTTTGATTGATACTCAACTTCATATTCAGCTTTGATTTCATTTGCGATTAATTTAGTTCTACCTTCTTTGGCTGAATCTCTCCAATACGCTAAATCTCTTTTTAAATTAGAAATCTCTATGCCTTTAATTTCTAATTTTCTTTCAGTCTTCATCCATCTATAAAGAATATACGCCCATAAGAAAAATAGAAGGATTATAGAAATTATTTTTATCCAATCCACTACTCACTCACTCCATTCAAATCTGTCTGATCACCATTCAAAGCGTAATCTGCAGGTGCAGTATCAATATCGTCTTCGCTTTGCAACTTAACGATTAATTCGTTAGTTATATATTTACTAAGTTCATACACAGCGATGATGAACCATATTTTTAGTATGCGTTTAATCATTTCGTTCACTCCTGTTTAAATCTTGTCATTTGACTTCTAATTAAAGCGCCCGGTCTACTTATCTCAATCTGTTCAAATTCATCTGTCTTAGAGTTGTATCTAACTATACGAGGTTCTAAATCATCTGAATCTGACGGGATTTCAGAAATTATGCCAAGAAAATTTGTATAACAAAATTCTATAAAGCCTCGGCTTGTTAGTGCTATGCATACTATTGGTATATATTCAGTTTCTGTGTTGCTAGCGTTAATAATTCTTACATATAAATTTTCTGGTGCTGGTATAACTTGAATGATTTTATCTTCCATTCCATTCACTCCTTACCAAGTATTCTTTTAATCTCTGCTACTATGTCCTTACTCTCCTGTACTTCCATACGCTCCTCTTTCCGACACTTCATCAAACTCTTGCACCTCCGTTGGCTCTGGCAACATTACTGGTGCAATGACTAATTGCGCTAAGCGTGTACCTGCTTTAACTACGATTGTCTCATCACCGATATTATCTGTGATAATTCCAATTTCTTTGTTATATGTGTGATCAATTGTTCCAAGCGCTACACGTAATTTTGTTTTAAGAGATTTACCTGAACGTGGTCTCACTTGCGCTTCATATCCATACGCTAAATCAATTGCAATATGTGTTGGCACTACTTTTGTACTGTGCGCTGGAATTGTTGTGTCTTCTGAAACATATAAGTCTAATCCACTATCTGTTGGATTTGCTCTAGTTGGTAAAATTGCATTTTCTGATAATAATTTAATTGGTAAGATTCCCATTTATTGTTCCTCCTTAAATGTATGTTGCTTCACTTGTTTTTCGTACTCTTCATCGGATAGTGGTACTGATTTTATAGAATTATCAATAGTCATTTGTAGATCAGTAAAAGGTTTGAACACGCCGTGTATAACTAATTCGTCATTCATCACTACCACGCTCCAAATCACTTAATAAATTTTGAAACTCATTCGTACCGTCTAGTTCGTCCATGCGCTTAAGATGTTCTCCTAATTGAAATAGTGAACTTTCATCTTCTTTACCATCAGCCATTTTTGTCATATGAAGTATTATCGGATATTGAAAAAGCATTTCTTCTTTCAACTCTAGCCATGCACGTTTATAATCTTTATCCCTCATTGTGTATCACTCCATAATCCATTAATATTCCCCAAACCAAATCTCCAAAGTCTTCCGGCGAATCGGATTTATCATTCGCTTTTACTATCTCATCAAACGCCTCTGCCTTCCTTTTCACTTCTGCCATATCATTGATGAGTTCATCACGTTGCTTACGGAAGCTATCGCGTTCATCTCTGAATTTCCACCAATCACTACGTGGATAACTTTCATCCCAATCTAAGTCATTGTTTTTAATGAATTCCAATACTTGTTCTCTAGTTATTCCTGCCATTCCTACCCCTCATTCCATTTCGAATTTTCTTTCAATAGCCCTGCGTCCCTTAGATCATCATTCAAACTACGTTGTCCGTCCTCATACCACACATTAGCTAAGTACCTACCGAACACATCGCTCTTGTATGTCTGAACGTATATATCTTTATTTTCTACACATTCTCTAGTGAACGCTGTTGCCTCTTTGAACTTATCCTGTCCTCTTTCTGGCGTATCGACACCTAGCAAACGTACACGACGTTTAGCGTAGGTATCAAAGCCATAATCGAGTAATATATCCAAAGTGTCACCGTCCACAACATTGGTGCATGTTGCTTTGTAGGTGTAGAGATTGTTGATGTCCAATTAGTTATCCTCCAATAACTCTGGATTTTCGTAGATATTGCCAATAATTTCACAAGTTCCATCTAAATCTACACTTAAACCTTTATATTGCTTAACTCCTCGTACTTTAAAACGTGATATAGCGTTATCTACATACCCAATAAGTCTTCCGTATTCAGAAGTTCTAGTTTTAACAATATCGCCTTCATAAATCTCTTGGCCGCTTTCATCATAAATATATCTAACTCCCGTAGCTTGCATTAATTCAAAGTTTTGCATACTATTACAAGTTGAATAAATATTAGATAGGTCTGTAGCGTCTACATTTCCGTTATCCCCAAAACTCACTATTAAATTTTTGTCTGTATATTCCATATACTCGTGATCTTTATCCCACGCTCTAAATTTAGGTATCATCTCAAACACTCCCTGTTCTTATTGGTTTGGTAGTCCAGTAATCATCACTTCGTCATACGCTATATCGTTATTTAATTCATCTATCAAGTCGCTTATCTCTTTGTGCGTCATTGCTTTTATTTCTTTACGACTATAATCGGTAAGCGAAGTTTGTCCTTGCAAACTACAAACGTACTCAACTTGTTTATCTGTTGCCATTCCTTACGCACTCCCTATTCATATTCTTTACAATCTTCACAAGTTCTAGGATATCCTGGTGGCTCTTTCAAATCGTCTCCATTTTCATTAATTAAATCTTCCATTAAACCACCGCAAATCTGACATAACGTGCCATCTAACATCATTTCTGCTACTTCACCCATTAATAAAACACTCCCTGTTCCTTTTTATGTCACACTCACTAACTTTCATCGTCACTCTACTTCCTGCTACCTTAACAACAAAGCCTTTGACACCTAACTCACGTAACTCCCGCTGTATTTGTGTAGGTGTCTTGCCTTGTGTAGCATAGCGATAGCGTTGGTTAATTGTGTTGGATAATATCATGCGTTCAACTCCTCATATTCGTCTGCCCACACATACATTAGTCCGTCACTTACACATTTACTGTTGCATCGTCTTGCAATATGTCGTCGGTCAACGAACAATATGCTTTGTGCCTCTACCGTACTAGCGAACTCCTCTACAATCTCATTGTTGCTATCCACTAGGTAAAGTGGTTTAGAACGCCCTGTGTTTCTTCGATATAATCTATACTTAGCAATGGTGGAAGGGAATAGGTTATCTGCTACAAGATTGTTGTATCTACTATCTCTAGGGTAGGCATGATAACCTGTCTTTAAACCACCGATAAATGTTTCATACACAATATCAGCTGCACGATATTTACTGTTCTTATAAATTACTGTGATTACACCTTTACAACCATTACCGAACTTATATTTTCCATTCGGCGTTTTCATTCTTCCTAAGTTACTCACATATAGATCATATTTATCGCTATACTTCCAAATCTCATCATTTGCAACAACTTTCTCATTAAACTCTTGTTTCTTCTTAAATCTAGGTAGCGTATCTGAAAAGAAACATTTTAGTTTATCGTTATAGATGCCGTGTTTACTTTGATACCATAGTGTGTTGTGTGGAATACCCGTAACATTGTGTAGATGAGATAAGTCAGTGTTGGTTACTGTGTGAGTGAATGGCTCGTACATATACACCATAGTTAGTCCTCCCACTTCTCAAATGCACGATTTAAATACCAGCGTGCTTTATCTAAATCTTCTTTACCATTCTTATGATTAGCACGACTGATATATTTGATTGCGTTACCAATCGCAAATGCTAATTCTGGTTTGTAGTTCTTAGTTACTTGCTCAATATAATCAATGACTTCAATATCTCCGTAAGTGTAATGTTTTGGTTTATTTACTACATCTCGTTCTTCCTGCATATCCACCTTACGTGTGAAAGGCTCGTTTACTTTCATAAACTCCCAACTATCATCTATTTCAATTTTTCTACCATCTTCTAATTCAACTATTGCCCAAAAATAGATGCCATTCTTTTTATTAGTTCCACCCGTTTCATCGACTATCGCTAAAGAATAAACTTTACAACAACACATCATTATTACATCGTTTCTCTTTAATTCACTAATTCTCATCTGCCTATCCCCTTACCTTGTTCAATCTCAATAGGAACCTTGCCTTTACCATAGACAAGTTCCCAACCTCTTAATTTTTGCTTGTAGTATCTTTTACGAACTGTCGCATCTCCAACATCAAAATACTTATATACGTCGCATAGTCGATATTTTTTACCACCGATATACACATCTGGAATATTTTTATATCTGTCATACATACGATCACTTCCAATGCTCATAACGAAAATCTATATCTTTAATGTCGATATCGTCGAAAATTTCTTCGGGACTTTTCTTGGCTTGCTCGATTCTGTATTCCATTTCTTCATCAGTTTCTTTAGTTGCTGGTAACTCAATCGTGCCTCTGATTAATACTTCAGCTTTGACTGTTGCCATTACTCATCACCTTCAAATTTTTGTTTTAACTCTAAATATCTTTTATATTCTTGTTTCTTTCGATACTTCTCTTCTTCCTGCTTACGTTTATTGAATTTGTAATCGAAATATTCTTTCAACACTTCTTGGTCAACAAATGGTAATTTATCTTTTTCGAATACGCCTTCAAATTGTATTTCATCATCAAGTAACATACTTCTAAATCTTGGCATATTAATTTGATATCTTTGAATAGCGTCGATGTCCGATAAATCTTCTTCTTCCTGCATATCAGTATCAATTTTCAAACAATGTATAAACACTTTTTTACTTTCGGTTACAAAAATAATCGCTGGTAATTTACTAAAAGAGTTAATACTTAAATTTACGTGAAAGACATGCGTTAATGTTTCTCCCGGTAATTTACTCATATATTCAAACTTATATTCTGGTTTTATAATTCTTTTTTTAATCTCTGATTGGATTTCAAACGGTGCTTTCATAACAAACACTCCTTATATTTTTACAATTTCTAATGCTTCTTCTGGACTATGCGCGATACCATGTATCACATTGTGTTTCTCAAAGAAATCTCTGAATTTCACTTGTCCATCGCTCACTCTACCTTTTGGTTTCTTAATCTCTACTGCGACGAATTTTCCATCAGTTAATCTCACACCGAATACATCAGGAAAGCCTTTCGGTAGCAGTTTGATTGTTCTGCCACCTACTCGAACTGTTCCAGCATTAGCACGCCAGACTTTGCAACCATTTGCGTTAAGTGTTTCAATAATTTGTTTTTGAATTTCGCTTTCTCTCACGTTGTCACTCCTAGAAATCAAATATCGTTGATTGCAAGCCTAGTTCTTCTTCATATAAAAGCTCATATACGCCTTTGAAATGTTTCAACTCACTATCAGTCATCTCTTTGTATTCTTCGCTAAAATGAGCGCCTGTGAGTGTTTTAACGGTATTCACATTAGGCTTACGTTTCTCTACTTTTATTTCTTCCGTTCCGTCTGGTCTATAAAGGTAATACTTTTCGATAATTGCCATCTTTATCTCTCCATTTCGTCTCACGTTCAATAATATTTAGCACTTTCTCATAGTCATCGAACGGCGATATCTTTTTCTCTTCCAGCAAGCGATTGATAGCTCGACCAACTTCAATCAGTAACGTTCCAATAAGTTGATCATTGCTATAATCTTGTCGGTACATCGTTCCGAGTAATTTCTTATATTCGATAACCGTCATGTCATGAACCTTTGTGTACGTTTGTAGTATTCAAATTCGATGACACCTGTTTCACCGTCTTTATTCTTTGCAATATTACATTCAACAATCGACTTACCGAGTTCATCTTCTTCATCTTGGTTGTAGTAATCTTCTCGGTATAAAAGCATGGCTAAACTTGCGTCGGCTTCAATGCCCCCTGCTTCTTTCATGTCAGACAACATAGGTCGTTTGTCATTACGACTTTCTACACCACGACTGAGTTGTGAAAGTAATACGATGATTGCACCAGTTTCGTTTGCTATGATTTTCAAATCACGACTTATTTTTTCAATACCGTTTCTACGGTCTAATTTGCTATCTGTTTGCATTAATTGAAGATAGTCGATGAATATGACCTGTTGCTTATCTTTGTTCTTCATGGCTTGCTTACGGACTTCCTGAGTGCTTACATTACTTTGTGAATTAACATCTATTTCAAGTTTTAGTATCTCGCTTGCACCTTTGGTTAATTTTGTTAAATCGTCATAGGTTAAATCAGCTTTTTGTTTAATACGTTTCAGTTCAATACCAGTAATGGTTGATAACATTCGTTCTAATATTGCTACGCCTGTTGTTTCTAAACTAAATAGCGATGTCTTATAGCCTTGTTTAGCGATATTAAGCATCATTTGGAGTGCAAAGCCTGTTTTACCTACTGAAGGTCGTGCAGCGATTACAACTAACTGTGTAGGCTCTAAACCACCTATTTTGTAGTCCATTAGTGGATATCCTGTCTGAATCACTTTCTTAGGTTCGTCGCTATACAACTCTTCTACAAACTCATCTACAATTTTCTTCGTACTCGTTTCATCTGTTGCGCTAATCATTGATACTTCATTTAAGTCAGTAAGCATTGTTTCAAATGACTTTATACTTTGTGATTGATTAAACTCGTTAATAACTTCATTTGCTTGAGATACCTGATAGGCTTCTAATAAGTTCTGTTGGTAACGTTCAAATATGCCATAGCCGATAAAATCTGAATTGTAGAGTTTTTGTATTGTGTCGAAGTCCAAGAAGTTTTTATTCTTCGATGTTTCTAGGAATATTTCTTGATGATCTACCTTACCGACTTCAAACACATATTCCATAAACACTCTGAAATCGTCGTAATAGAACATATAAGGTCTAACACGTAGCTTTTCGATAAGTTCAGGCTTTTTGAGTAAACTTGCGATAATCGTACTTTCAATATCTCTACGCTCATTCATAGTTGTTCACCTCAAACTTTCTTAGCTGTTCTTTGAATTCATCGAGCAACTTTTTTCTTGCAGCTACATATTCTGGATCATTCTTCATTTTCCAGTGATGCTCTTTTACATCTTCTGGCTCTCCTTCATATTCCAGTTTCTTAGGTGCTTTTCTCATGATTTTAGGTAAGTTAGGTGGATATGAGTTACCACTGTTAATGTAGTTTTTGACTGTTTTAAGTGTCGGTTCGTAATCACCGTTTTCACTTAATACGTCTATCCATGTTTCTAATTTAGGAGTATCGAATTCCATATTATAAATACGTCTGACTTTATCTATAATTTCGAATGCTTGTTGTTTAGTCATACTCATTCGTTAACACCTAATTTCTCTTTCATTGCTGCAAATACATCTTCAGTTTCATTAGATTTCTTTTTCTTAGGTGTCACTTTAGCTAGTGCTTTCTCTTTAGTGTCTACACCTTCGTTATTCCAATTTCTTAATACTTTGATTAGGTAGTTAATACCTTTCTTATTTTGTTTACAGTAGTTAATAGCTACTGTTGTTATCTCTAATTTATTTCCTTTAATAAGATTGAGTTCATCTTCTAACTCCTGTACTTTTAAAGGACTTTGTATCATTTCTAATTCCTTACTAACTAACTGAAAGATTTGTGACGTGTCGCCTGTCTCATTATTAGTATTATTATTATTAGTGGAGTTATTATTAGTAGTGTTGGATTTTCCTATGTTGGTTTTTCCTACATAGGTTTTTCCAATCTGGTTAGGTTGTTCAAATACTTGGTATTCATATTCTCTTAATTGACCTTTTTCATTTCTTCTTCGAGTGCGATGAATATATCCAGCTTGCTCTAATTCTTTAATGCCAGTTCTTAAACTATCTCTACCGTCAGACGAATGTTTATTTAATTCTGTTTCGTAAATTCTCCAATCGTCTGGTCTGCTTAATAGATAAAGAAGTATGCCTTTAGCTTTCCAACTTAGGTTGTCATCATGAATAAAATTTTTGTGTACAGTTACGAAGTTTCCACTTTCTTTGTAAACTCTAAAAACTGCCATTATTTCACTCCTTTCAACATTTTATTTAGTCGTTCATCTACTTTGATCCAGCTATCCTGTAAGATGTACTTCTCATCAAAAGACTTAACGCCTATGTTGTGCTGTTCGGAATGATGTTCTCTACATAAGGCCAACACTTCATAATCGTAATGCTGCATCTTCTTACGATTAGCACCACGACCTATTGCATAGTGATGTGCAAGGTCTGCTCCACTTTTGCCACATAACACACAGTTACGATTGACTGTCGCCCAGTAAAGTAACGACTTATCGCCTTTTAATAAATCACTTGTTTTGTAAGCAAGTATTATTCCGTTAGCGAATACCCAATCGATTGTCACTTCGATAATTTGACTGGCTTGTGTACGTGTGCAGTTGCTTAATGAAATGCGTTCATCATACCCGTAATACGTTCTTACATATTCAATGAACATATGACGCATGTAGTCCATTGGCATACCTGTATGGACTTCTATATCTTTGACGAGTGCGAATATTTTCTTACGCTGCTTGTTCGTTATTCTGAACGGATCAACTGGAATGACATCGACTTCTACATCAAAACCGTTATCGAGTAATAACGATGTTTTGTTATCTAGTTCTACACCCTCAATGACAACGGTAGTCGTACCGTCATCTTGAGTGATGTAATTTTTGATAATTGACATTTAAATCAGTCCAATCAGAAAGGAAGATCTTCTATATCGTCATCAACTTTGTTGTTAGTAAACGGGTTGTTGCCTGCTGGTGCTTGTCCTCGTTGTTGTTGAGGTTGGTTGTTTTGTTGGTTATTACCTTTGGTATCTAAGAACTCGAACTTATCTAAATTTACATAGACTTTTTCTCTGTTTTGTCCTTCTTTATCTTGAAATCTATTTTGTTTTAGTTCGCCGATAACAAGTAATTTAGAACCTTTTTGACAATATTCACTAATAATTTCTGCTGCTCTGCCCCATGCTTCTACTTGGATAAAGTTTGTTTCATCTTTCTTGAAGTTTCCACGTACACCTAAACCAAATTTCAACACTTGAGAATTACCAGCTTGTCTTACTTCTAAGTCGTTTGTGATATTTCCTGTGATAATAGTTTGATTAGTCATTGCTTATTTCCTCCTATTTACTCCATGCTTTTAAACTTTGTATTGCGTTAGCGATTTGACCGTTAGATAATTTTGTATAGTCAGTAATGTTCAATTCTTTTTTTACTTGTTCTTCGGTTATTTCTCTACCTCTCTCTTTCATCAAATCTATGAAAGAAAAAATATCTTGCTTTAACTCTCCAACTTTTTGAACATTAGGTTTTGAATACTTTTCTTGCTTTTCTTTTGCATCTGCATCATCTTCGTCAGTTGGAATATTGAAGAATTTCATCAAGAAATATCGTTCTGCGTAAGTTAATGCAGTACCATGTGCTTTTGATACATCGTCTTGTTGACCTACTGCATAGAAAGTGACTTCGAATTGCTCTTCTGGTTTGTCTGCATTGATCCATACATAAGTTAATTTCATTTCAACGATAAATTCTGATGTTGTAATTTCACGTCCAGCTTTTTTATTAAATCTTGTCACATCAATTTGTTTGTAATTTTCTTCTGATGTTTTTGGTACAAGTAATAAATTGTTTTCAATCATCTTATTTCTAATTCTGTGTAATACTTGAGAGCCACTTACATATGAGTAGTTGTAACTCTTTGCATCTTTAGTAAAGCCATCAATATTAGCTTTAACATCTGCTATTTTTTGAAATAAGTTAAGTTCTTGTTGTTTCTCAGTCATCAAGTTCTACCTCCTCATACTTATCTTGTTCTATATGCGTATGTTTGATAGCTTTGTGTACCGTCATATCTATCGAACTTTTATCTACTCCATTAAATTCTTTTGCATCTCTGAATTCAGTTGAGTATTTGATTGCTGGGAAGTTATGACTAGGCATGTTGGTTACATATAAGTCGTTATCTTTTCGCTTGATTATATAAGTGACAGTTTCTTTCACGTTCATGCACCTCCGTACATCTAGCTATATCTTGTGCGTTCTTATCTGCTCTAGTGCTTGCTGATTGGTACATTCTTATCCAATATCTGTTATCTTCTTTTAGTTCTTCTTTTTGGCTTTCGAGCAACTCAATTTCTTGTCGTGCAAAGTCTAAATCTCTTGTTAGAATGAAGAGGTCAAGTGAGTTTTTCTTGAGGTTTTTCCATTCCTTAAAAGGTATTGTTATATATTCTTGTTGCATGTTAGTCCTCCATTTCTTCGTTGATAACAACTTCACCATTACGAGTGATATAATAATCAATAGTAGTTTCCGAAGTTCTAGTTCTATGGTTGTAAGATTCCAAAAGAAGTTCGATATATTTAGATATATTTTGTCTTACTCCTAAATGTTCATTTAAATTAGTTTGATTAATTTTGTTTATTAAACGAGATGTGTCCATTTTTTTGATTTTATATAATTTAAAAATCGAAACTATTAAATTGTTATATTTAGGAATTTTAGTTTTACTAACTAATTCTTTATAAAACTCTAAAAATTCCATTGTTTTTTCATTTCTGTATTCATAATGTCCATCTTTTACTATTTTGTTTGTTGATCCACCCATAGTTATGTTCATTGAAATTGCTGCGAGAGCTGATGCACCAACTATATTCAAATTCACCAATTTGAGTAATTTTTCATAATGTTCATTTCCTTCATTGGCATAGCTTTCTATATAATCTTTTGTACTCCATGACTTTTGAGTAGTATTCATTCTGACAATGTCTTTCTCACTTATTTCTTTATCTATAAAATATTTGATAGGTACATTGGCTTTCTGTGCATGAAATAATCTTGATTGACCATCTATAACTGTCATATTTTTATCCACTACTATGGGTGCAATAAAACCTTTTTTAGCTTCTTCAAACAGTTCTTTTCTGTAAGCTACATTTCTATTTGATTTACTTAGTTTGAATGCATCATAATTAGTTGTTTCATATATTTCGTTTACTTTTACCTTATTCATATTTGACTTCCTCCGTATATTTTGATTAAATTAAGTTGTATATTTTGATTAAATTCCGACTGTTTGCTATTTGCCGATAGCATTCAGTCTTTTATTTTGTAATAACATTGGTCGAAAAATACATAAGTTGCTAACGCTGTGAGCAATGCTACTCCTAACGCTTTAGGTATAAACATCCCTGTTATAAACAATGCTGTTGATAAAGCTAAGAACATTGCTCCAGCGATATAAATTGCTTTATCTGAATTAGTCATCTTTTTACTCCTTTCTATGAATTTCTTCAAAATGTTCATCAATGAAGTTACTCATTTTTCTAGCATTAATATGCCAGCGGTTATAATCTTCATTTGGATAATGAACAATTCCTTTTTCTTTGAATATCTTCATGAATTTAGGTCGAAATAATAACTTCTTTTTAATCGTTTCATCAGAAGATATTTTCATTTTTCGTTTTAATTCTTCTAAACTCCAAATTGGATCAAGTGAATTATTAACAAGTTCCTGATACTCCTCTTTCGTAATTACAACGTGTGTTTCAGGAATTGGTACTGTGACATTCAATGTTTGCGTCATTCTTCATACCTTCTTTCAATAAATCAAAATTATTTTTGAATATTGGTCTGTAATTATCGTTCAATGTTAAATTTTGTTGTCCTACTTTAATCAGACTTGTTGGCATTATCCAAAAGTGGTAAATATCATCATCAATTCCAACAAAGATAAAGTAGTCAGCAAATTTTTGGTAATTCTTTACTGTCTTTCCATTTTTTAACCTCAAAACACTGTCGGACGTTTTACATTGATTTTCAGGTTTATTAGCAAAACAAAATTTAAATCGACCATCTCTCCCTCTTTTGGAAGACTTAACCTCTATTTTTAATTTTCCATTAACTAATAGGTCGTATCTTGATGATTTATCAATTAAATTAAGGTCTTCGACTTCAAAATCTAATTTTCTTAATCTTGAAATTGCTGCTAACTCTCCTTGTCTTCCAACAGTGGTAGGTTTTGGTATATTGTTATTTTTTCTGTAATGAGTGATATTAGAACGGTGAACTCCTAAGAAATCACCGATTTCCTTATCACTCTTACCTAGTTCGATAGACAAATATCTGATAGCAGTTACTTTATCGTCCATACTTGTTCCTCCTAAGCAACCAATCGTTCTATTTATGGAACGATTTAATCAAAAAAATATGTTATGTCATAATCAAGAAGTTCAGCAATAATTGCTAATTCATCAGCACCTAAAGAGACAACTCCGTTTTCTCTTTTTGAATACGCTGATCTAGATTGAAAACCTAAAGCAGTAGCCATTTCATCTTGCGTTTTCTTTCTTCGCTTCCGAGTTTTCGCTAATCTATCGAGATTCAACTTCATAGAGGCACCCCCTAACTGTTCCTTTTTTGGAACAACTTAACTTTAACACTTTCGTTCCAGTATTGCAACAGTTAATTTTCATTTTCCCTTTAATTGCCTACATTATCCTACTTTCTACCTATTTAATTAAAATTTTAAATTTTCTATTGTTCCTTTTAAGAAACAATGTTATAATCTAATTGTTCCCAAAATAAAACGTTAAAAAAGAGGTAGGATGAAATGAGAAATAATGACGAAATTATCGAATTAGTAACTAAATTAATGGATAAAAATGATTTGTCGACGAGTGAACTAGCTAGAAGATTGAATATTGCTAAATCTTCTGTTTCGAGATATTTAAATAAAACTTCTCAATTTCCTTTAAATAAAGTAAACGAATTTTCACGTGCTTTGAATGTTACACCAGAGTACCTTTTAGGTGTCGGTGAGTATGAAAACAAAAAACAAGATACAATGGCTGCTCATTTAGATTACTCAGATTTAACTGAAGATGAGCAAAAAGAAGTAGAACAATTTATTCAATTTATCAGAAATAGAAATAAATAGGGTGTGTTTTGTATGGGGAGATACGAAGATTTATTAAAAAAGTATGATTACATATCTATAAACGAAACTGGAAGCATACCTAAGTTTATGTCTGGTTTCTATATGAACGGCGAAATATTTATTAATAGTAATCGTCCTACTACAATAAAATTGGAAACTTTAGCCGAAGAATTAGCACACCATGAAATTACTTATGGGAACATACTCGATGACAAAGATGTACAAAGTAGAAAATATGAATTAAAAGCTCGTAGGTTGGCTTGTGAAATTCTGATACCTCTTAAAGAATTAATAAGCGCATATCTACAAAATGTTCATAATTTGTATGAATTAGCTGATTATTTTGAAGTAAGTGAATCATTTGTACTTCAAACTTTGAATCATTATCAGCAAAAATTTGGACACTCAACTCGTTGCGGTAAATATGTAATTCAATTTGAGCCGTTACGAGTGTTTGAATATAAAGATATATAGTAAGGGAGAGACGCACATGAAAAAGTTTTTAGCTTTAATCTTTAGCAGTGCTTTAATTCTAGGCGCTTGCGGTAATAATGACGATAATAATTCAGATGGTAAACAATCTAATAATACTGAAACTAAATCAGTTAATGAAAATAAACCACAGTTCGCAAATGACACTCTAGTTATTGATCAAGCAGTATTAAAAATTGATGATACTTTTATTCTTAACGACAAAGATTCAGGAGATAAATTATTAGCTTTCAAGTATCATGTTAAAAACAAATCAGATAGTGAAGATATAACTTCAATGAATGTATGGTTTGCTTGCTTTGAAGCAACTCAAGATAGCGATAATACTGTAAATAAATTAGATGTAGGTATTACTCCAACTACTGGTAAACTTGGAAAGTGGAATGAACATAGCACTGATACTATTAAAAAAGGTAAAACTGCAAAAGGTATCATGACTTATAAATTACAAAATGATGAAGATGTAGTTTTAAAAGCTACAAAAGGTGCTGATGGTAAAAAATTAGGTACTAAAACAATTAAGTTAGATGACTTAAAATCTGAAGATTATTCAGTAACAGAAGATTTAACAGATAATAGTAAAAAAGATGATACATCAGAAGATAATGATTCAAAAAATGTAGCTAGCGCTAAATCAGATGACAACAATTCTGAAGAAAGTAAAACCGAAGATGACAAAACAACTAGTGATTCAAATGATTCTAACGAACAATCTTCAGAAAGTTCTACACCAAATGATTCTAGTTCAACTAGTAATTCAAATAATAATAGTCAATCAACAAATAGTAATCAAAATAACGTAGCTAGTGCTAGTAGCAATTCACAATCCGTCCAATCTACTCAAACTAATAATCAACAAGTAAATAATCAAACTTCAAATACGCAAGAAATACCACCTACAACTCATGATGAATCTCAAATGGGTTATGGTCGCGGCGATTATGAAACTGCTAAAGAAGCAAGTTCTAAAGTTTGGGATGATCCTAATGCACATGTCGGTGGGCCTAGATGGGTTGGAAAAAATGAAGGCTATGAAAGTTGGGCAAATAGACAAAAAGAAGTACAAGAATCATCAATGCGACAATAATTTAAATTTAGGGTAGCCCGCCTACCCTTATTATTTTTTTACTTTTTTTGAGGTGATTATATGAAAACACGTTGTTATGACGGTAAAAAATGGCAATATGAATTTAAATACGAAGGTAAAAGGTATCGCAAAAAAGGGTTTAGAACAAAAAGAGAAGCTGATGCTGCTGGACTAGAAAGAATGAGCGAATTAAAAAATGGCATTGACTATCAACCTAATCTAACTTTGAATGAATATTTTAAAACATGGTGTGAAACGTTTAAATTATCCACTGTAAGCCCTAGAACATACAAGTCGTATGCTTCAGCCATAAAACATATAAGTGAACATAGTATCGGTAAAAAGCCTTTAAAAGACATTTCTAGGTATCACTATCAAAATTTTATAAATGATTTCTCTAAATCTCATTCTAAAGAATCAATCAGAAAATTAAACGGTTATATTAGAACATCATTAGATGATGCAGTGTATGAAGGTTTAATAACTAAAAACCCTACATTCAAAGTGAATTATAAAGCAAGCAACCCTAATAAAAGTGAAGATAGTAAATTTATTAACCTTGAAGATTACGAGAAATTAAAACAATATCTAAAAACTAAAGATAATGCATCTTCATTAGTTTTATATATTATGATTTGTACAGGTTGTCGTGTTAGTGGTGCATTAAATTTAAAAAGAGAGTATCTTAATCAAGTAAAAAATGAAATATATATAGATGAACACAAAACAGACTCATCACCTAGATACGTAGAAGTGAGTAAAGATGATATGAAATTCATTATACAATCTGTTTTAAAGTTACCAGCAACGATTGACGGTAGTGTTTTTGGTAATCTAACTATTAATGCAGTTAATAAAAGATTAAAAGTATATTGCAATGATCTAGGAATAAAAGAAATAACTTCTCATGCGTTAAGACATACACATTGTTCTTATCTTTTAGCAAAAGGTATTTCTATTTATTATATTTCAAAAAGATTAGGTCATAAAAATATTTCAGTTACAACGGATGTATATTCACATTTATTAGAAGAACAATATAAAGAAGAAAATCAAAAAGCAGTAGAAATAATCAATGCAATGTAGTTAGGGACTTGGGTCCCTGAAAAGTCCCTAAAAATTAATGAACTATGATGTTTAATTAATAGATAAAATAAAAAGAACGCCGTCATTACAGCGTTCTTAAAATCAAAAAGTGCTTAATTAAAAGCTATTAGCGTCCTGGGAGGGATAGTATAAAGGCTATAACCATAGTGTTTACGGCGTTTAAAGTCCCTTTTGGGTCCCTAAAACTTGTATGTATAAATTAACCGTATTGAAATCGAGGCGGTTAAAATAAAAAAAGACCGCACCTGGTAAGGTACGGTTAAATAAATAATTTTGCTAGAAGTCCTGCTATTGCAACTATTAAACTAGTCCCAGAAAGTGTCCAAGTAATTATGGACTTTTTATCCTCTTTACGTTCTTTTCTGAAACTCTCCATTTGTTCTTTCAATGCTAATTGCAATTTATCGCTCATTCTGTTTGGTATATCATCTATCTTAGATTCTAAGCTTTTAAATCTATCGTCTATCCTTTTTTCAAATTGTTCAAATTCTTTTCTCTCAATATATTCAGACATTTTATACACCTCTTCATAAGTAGAATTTGAATTTGGGTTAAATTCGTAACTACCACTTGCCTTTTTCAATTGTTTTGAATCAATAACTGTTCTTTCTTCCTTATGTTGCAATTTAAATTGTTTCGGTCTGCTAACTTTTTTATTACCCATGATTAAGACACCAAATTCACATTAAAATTAGATTGAGCTTCGGCATCATCAATAGACAATTTGATAGTATAAATCCCTTCTTTTTGGAATTTAAAATTATTGAAATTTGCATTTGATTCAAACACATTATTAAATTTTTTGTCTGGATTATCTTCAATTAATCTTTGATGATCAATTTCAACGTTGATATCAAAAATTATTTTTTGCTCTGGATCTATAATTTGAAAATTCAATTTATACTGTCTATGTTCTTCTAAATTAATTATCCCAAAAGATACATTAAAAGAAAAGTTATTTGGTAAAGCTTCTAAATCAATAAAGGATAAAGGTTTATCAATTACTAAATCTCCTTGAGAATTATTGAACACACCAAGCGAGGGGACTACCCATGCAATGTTAACCATTTTCTTATTCTCCTTTTAATATATTTAACATAATTAAATATATAATAAACAACTTATTTAAAAAGGAATAGACAGAACATAATACGAACATAAAAAATACCACGCTCCTAAGAACGTGGCTTGAACGATTTACTCATTTAAAACACAAATAATAATAAAACTAAAATTATCATAAACTGGGTATCTTTATTGTAACATAAAAAGCTACCCAGTGACATGTTAGGTAGCTTAGAAAATGATACGGTCAGCTTCTCACTGCTAAACGCAAGTAAGTCCTCCGTACATATAAAACGTAACTCCAACTATTTACATAACCGGGTACGCCAGTGCTATGCACTGTTTCCTCAAATTTATTATAACATAAAAAAAGAGGGACAAGCACTTAACTTGTCCCTCCATAAAACATAATGAAATTTGTAAACGTATAGGATATTATCCCAAGTTGATTATAACATACTAATACACTTCTACAATTCTCAGACGTTCATGCCATATCCAACCGTTATTATTTCTAGAATAAACACGACACCAGCCATTCTTAATTTCGAAGATATAAAATTGATCATATCCTGCTCTATAAGTGTTGTTTGTCACGTACCACTCTTTACCTTTGAATTTGACTAATGACGCACCATAATAATCGACACGCGCTCTAAATTTAGCTTTAGATGATTTCTTCATATTTAAAGGTGGAATGCTATTTACTTTTAAACCAGTTGTATCTTCAATGATATTACGTTGCGCTACTGCTTGTTTGTCATCTTTTTTCGCAAACTTTTTACCGCCTGCTGTTTTATAAATATCTTTAACGATTAAGCGTTCATACCACACGTAACCGTCATTGCTAGGACTGTAAACTCTAGCCCAACCATTACGAATTTCATAAATGTAGAACACGTCGCCCGGATCGTATTCTTCACTCGTAACAACCATTACGTTATTATGGTTAGGTCTACAAATTCTAACGCCCTCACTATCTGCAACCGCTTTGAAGTATGGTTGATTACTCCACGTTAAGTTTAACGGTGGTTTTTGTTCTAACTTGATTGAACTTTTAGATTTACGTTGCGGTTTTTGCACTTCTTTAATATCTGTTAAATCAACGCTATCGTCTGCGAAGTCTGGCACAATGAAATGTGTTAAGCCTGTGTAATCATCTTCACGTAATTTAGCTGGCGAATTGGCTTTACTATCGAAGTTTTGTTCTAAGATTGTAAATGATTTTGTACCGCCGCTATTGTCCCAAACTAAACCAGTATGTCCCCACTTTTTGTAAATCCCTGACGTATAAATTGGAATTGCACAAATAGGCGGCACGTAATCTCTTGTATTTTTAACCACTTTCCAACCTTTCGGCATGGCGTTTTTAGTGTGTAACTCTTTAGCGTTACCAATGAAACGCACACCACCAGTCACATGGTAGATAAAGTCTACAACGACATCAGCACATTGGAAAGCGAACTCTTTATCAAAGTCAATATATTGTCCTTTCAAGCTGTGCATGTATTCAATTGCTTGTTTGTACTTAACCACGCTTTGTGGCGAAGGTGTCGGTTTTTTGCTCGTTTTTGTTGATAATTTCTTACTTGGTGCAGGTTTAACGCCATTAATGTATTTAGCAATTTGTTTATCTAAATTCTTAACGTTTCTTGAATATCCGCAAGCCTCTAATAAGTTGCCAGGATCAATTTTATCTGCTTGAATATCTTGGTGGCCTGGCACTTCTGTTTTGTAATCAATGCCCCAGTAATTACATAAATACGCCAATACACGTGCCATATTATCTAACGACTTACGTGAACGTTCAATGTTACCTGGGAAGTAACTACCTTCTACACCAAATGCCACGTCGTTGGCGTCAGCACCATACCACTGATTATCGGTAGGCGTGTTATATATTACGTGCCACGCTTTTTCTGTTACTGGAATACATACAATACACTCTTTATCATCAACAAAAATATGAGCGCTAGCAACAGTAGCCCAATTTTCCATATAAGTATTTCTGTAATAGTTCACGTTCGTTTGTGCTGTTGTGTCAGGGTTTCCAGTATCATGTGCTACTGCAAATAAAGGTTTCTTACTTGTTAAAGGTTGCCCACTTCTACGTGTTCCGATAGGTAAAAAATCGTATTTAACGGGAACTCCATTCCATTTTTCTGCCATTATGCACGACCTCCACCAATTTTATTATTTTTGTCTTTAGTTGAACCTGTACGTGGTCGAACTGTTTCCCAAATACCAGTAGCCATTAGTCCACTTATTAAGCCAGCAAGCAATCGACCACCAATTGATAATTCGGTAACAATTTCAGGAATAAAGGCTGTAATACCACCTAAAACGATACCAATACCAATAGCGATTAAAGGTACAATATTTTTAGACACGCCTGCCTGTTTCACTAATTGTGTTAGTGCGATTGTGATAACTGAAATTACTGTTGCAAATGCGATAATACTTTCCATCTAATTCACTCCTATTTTGTATTAAAAAAGACAACACTTAAAAGTGCTGTCCTAGGCTAAATATTCTTTTACTGCGTATTCAATCGCTTGTGCGTATTCATACATAACAGCACGCCAACGATATCTGTCTTCTCTTACTTTTTTACTAAAATCATTATTACTAAAGAATGATTTACGTTGTTTGGTTGATAACTCAAGTTGAACACCTAAACCTGTTTTAGTCTTATTCGTGATGTTATTAGGTTTAGCACCACCTAATTTAGTTGGTGCGTCTTGTACATCAAAACCACGATTAATTAGGTTACGTTTAATAAGTGCTTTTAGTTCTTCGTTGCTACCGCCAATCAATGTTCGAGCATATTTGTTATCAGCGTAACCATGAATAGAAATCGAATAATCAACCTCTCTCATCAAATTAAGTAATTCTGGATTATCATATCGAGTAGAAGTTACATGTAGTTTACTGTTATTAGTAGGTAGCTTTCCTTTAAATGTAAAGTAGTTACAATCTAACTTTTGAGAAATAAGTAATGCTAGTTCTGACGAACCAGCTTCAATACCTCCGCCATGTGGAGCGAAACTAAGAACATTGCTTTTATTTGTATTCATCTCAATTGACCAATTGTTTTCTTTACCTTGTAATTCAATCATTGAACTATATAAGTCAGTCATTATCATTCACTCCTTATTCAAAGTAAAAAAGCCAACCTAAAAAGGTCAGCTAATAATTAAATTTTATAAACTAAGTTCGCATCTGGAATTTTAGAAAATTCATAATAACCACTAAAATGATCAATTGTTCCAGCTTTTTTAGTCGTGTATTTGTAAACAGTTGGATATAACTTTTGTAAACTGTCGCTACGTCTTGCTAATTTTATTTCTTTAAACCCTTCAGTCATATCTGTAATAACTGAACGATATACATAATTTTTACCATCTGTTTTTTCGGAAACACCTATAAATTCACGAGCATCTAAATTTTCTAAAAGTGCTGACACTCCAATATTTACTGTATCTTTTACTGCAACTTCAAATTTATCAGTTACTACTCTATCGAACCATTCTGTTAAGAAAGGCATTTGAAAAATATACCCACTTGTAATCTCACTATCTTGCAACCATTTAATTTTAATATCTTGATAAGCA